TGGGTATATCCGGATCGACGCCGACTCCCTGGTCAATAAGTGGTTCCCTATCTGCAACACGAGCGCTGCTGACATTGCTTTCAGCGGTGTGGGTCCTCTCGGCTCCGCCAACATGTACTCGGCCAACCAGCTTGGTCCGACGTACGACCTTGGTCGGCTTATCAACGGCGCGGACGATAACGTCTTCAGCGGCCGCAGCATCCTGCACGTGATTGACATCATGTTCCGCCGGCAAGGGACTCCGGTGTACCTCAGCCCGGCCGGGTATATCTCCAACACGCGATACGTGTCGCTGGCTAAGTTTGACCCGGAGCAGGAGCTCTCGATCGCTGACGAAACGTGGATGGTGTTCCCCGTGGTTCGCAAGGGCGCAGAGTCGAGCACAAGCGGAGCGCCTAACGCGTCCGCCAACAACGGCTACGCGATCCGAAAGGTGGCCTGATGGCGACGATCACTCCACTGCCTATTGTCGCCCAGGGGCCGCAGAACACGAATGTCGCAGCGCCGCGCACCGTCATCCCCATCTCGGCAGGGTTTGTCGGTGTCGCGCGCTACCCGTCGATCTTGGTGAGCGGGCCTCCGAACACCAGCAACCCAGGTGTTCCTGTCCAGCCGGTGCTGCCCGGCAATAAGACGTACACGAGCTTCGACGACTGGTACTACCGCATCCACATCGTTCCTACGTCGATCTCCCTGGGCAATCTGAGCGGCGACGCTACTCGCCAGGTGTTGGTGTGGAATGCGTTCTTCACCGACGTGCAGCTGCAATCGTTCGGCTTGTTTAACGCTGACGGCATCACCGCGACAGAGCCTGTATCTCCGCCAGCCGCCATCGGCCCTCTGCGTACTTTGACGTACACGATCAACGTGTCGGCCACTGGCCCGTCCGTCATCGACGCGACCATCATCTGGACGATCGACGGCGTCGACTACGTCGTACCGATCACCGGCCGCCGCAGCGTGCTGTTCCCGTTCCGACCGAACTGGGCCGATCGTGTAAGCGAGACGCTGAGCTGGACGACTACGGTGACGCGCGCCTGGAGCGGCAAAGAGCAGCGCATGAGCATCGCGCGCAACCCTCGTCGCGAGATCCGCTACAGCTTCCAGGCGAAGAACGACGGCGCTCGACTGCTCGACGCTTTGCTGTTCGGCTGGATGGGGAGGTTCTACTCGATGCCGGTGTGGCACGAAGAGTCTCGGCTCGTCGTCAGTGCGCCGGCAACGACAAACGCTTTGGTGGTCGACACCTCGCGTATGAGTATCGCCGTAGGGTCTTCGGTCGTGGTCTACCTTGACGAGTTCAACTACGAGGTCGGCGAAGTGCTGACCGTCGGGCCGAATCTCATCACGCTGAAGGGCGTCCTCAACGCGCCGTGGCCAGCCGGCTCCAAGGTGATCCCGGCGCTGCCCGTGATCCCGCAGGCCGATGTGCAGACGACCAGGTTGTTGCCCTCGATCGGGACCGGCACGATCTCCTTCTTGATCGACCCTCGGTCGACGCTGGACCGTTTGCCGACCACCACGCCGCCACGCCTGTATCAGGGCGAGGAGGTCTACCTGGACGAGACCGACTGGGCCAAGAACCTGGAGGTGCCTTACGCGTCTAACCGTCGCGACATCGACAACCAGATCGGCCCCGTGGTCGTGACTCGCCGTGGGCAATACCCGGTCAGCGGCCGCAGCTTCCGCTGGGTGTGCATGGACCGCGCCTACGCTGACAACCTGCGCGCATTCTTCGGCCGACGTCGGGGGCGGTTCAACCCGGTGTGGTTGCCGAGCGGCACCGAGGACTTCGTGCTGGCCCAGGCCGTCGACCCCGTGTCGCCGAGCATCGTAGTGCGCAAGAGCCAGTACGGCGCGCTGGTGTGGCCGAGCGATCTCCGCCGCGACATCGTCATCCGGTTGCGGTCTGGCCAGGTGTTCCTGCGCCGGATCATCGACGTAGCCGAGGGCTCCGACGTAACCGTGCTCACCCTGGACCAGGGGTTCGGGAGCTCTTTTGACCCCGCTCAGGTGAAACGGGTAAGTTACCTCGGCCTGTACAGGCTGGCCAACGACTCGGTGACCTTCAACTGGTCGACCAACTACGTGGCTGTGGTGGAGACCGACTTTGTCCTTACGGAGCCCGAACAGTGAGCATCAATGACGTAGAGTCCAGCAGCTACGAAGGGACGCCTAACCAGCTGTTCCATTTCACGATGGGGAACAGAGTCATGGCCTACATCGGCGGCACCACGCAGCCCTTTGTGTGGAACAACGTCGAGTACGCGCCGGATGCCGCAATCGAAATGGGCGAGATCAACCAGCAGTCGAGCGAATCGAGCCCGACGGTTGAGATCACGATCACCTCCGCAGCGGAAGTCGCTCAGCAGTTCATTGCGTACCTGCCGGCCGAGCCGATCCAAGTCCGTGTCTACCGCACGCACTACATGTTCGCGCCAGGCGAATACGCTCCGGAGTTCATCGGCGAGGTCATCAGCACCTCGTTCGACGAAGAAACGGGCATCTGCACGCTGTCCTGCAGGATGGTCGCGGCGGCCATGTCCAGAAGGGTTCCGTGGTGCGTCTACTCCTCGAACTGCTCCCGCGCGCTCTACGGCGTCGGGTGCAACGTCAACCGCGAGTCGTACGTCACTGTCACCAACGTCATCAGTGGCTCGGGCAGCACTACCCTCAGCGCATCGGCGTTCGCATCGGCGGCCGCTGACCACGGGCAGATGGACGAAGAGATCGCCAAGGACTGGTTCCGCAACGGGTTCGTGCGCCATGTGCGGACCAACGAGGTGCGGACCATCATTGGGCACGACGGCACCAATATTTACCTGCATACGCCATTCACCGACTTGGACAACGGGGACGAGGTGCGAGCCTACGCAGGTTGCTCCCGCAACAAGGATCACTGCCTGAAAAAGTTCAACAACCTGGATCGCATGCTCGCGTTCCCCTGGATTCCTGGTCGCAATCCCTACATCCAGTCGGTGTATGGCAACGAAGCACAGTCTTCCTCGAAGTCGAAAACCAATTGGCGTAAAGCCATCAATCCGGCCGGATGGAACGGCACCTGGGGGCTCTTCTAATGTTTTGGGTAGGCATCGTAGTCTCCATCGCCATCGCCGTCGTAGGCGAGCTGCTGCGGCCCAAGCAGGCCGTCCCTAACGCGAACGCTAGCGCGCTCGACGACTTCGACATACCGACTGCCGAAGCCGGCCGCATCATTACTGTCACGGTCGGCCGAGTTCGTATCGACGGGTCTAACGTCACCTGGTACGGCGCTCTGCAGGTCGTGCCGTTGACGAAGAAAGTCAAGACCGGTTGGTTCTCGTCGGCCAAGCAGACGTACAACTGGAAGTACCTGATGGGCATGCAGCACGTGATCGGGTTTGGTCGACCGGACATGAAGCTGACCAACATCTACTTCGACGATAAGGTGCCCAAGTACACCCAGGCTGCGCAGGCCGATGGCTCGGTGTTGTTCACCGTGGACGACGAGCAGCTGTTCGGCGGCAACGAGCTCGAAGGCGGCGTGTCGGGCAAGATCCGCTTCTATCCTGGTAACGAGACCCAGCTGC